TTCCTACAATCGCTGAGGCTCATTCCTCAGCGGGCGTTGAGCAAGTGGGGTCTGGTTTGGATGCGAGCCGTGAAGGTGGCTATGCTGACTTTGGCGGAACACCATTTGACTATCACTATCAATTTGAAGCACGGGATTTCTCCGCTCTCCGAAGCGTGGGTAAAGCCATTTCACAGGGTGCGTTGTATTCCTTGATCATGTCAAGGGATTTGACCTATGCCGTTGTGCGTGATGGCATCCGTGTTGAACACACAATTGAACCTGTTATCGTGAACACCAACCAAGAAGAAGAAACAATCACTTGGTTTGGAGGGTGGCTCTTGGATGCGTTGAAGGCTATGCCGACCAATGGCGTTATCCATTTGCACTTTGGTGAGGACACACCGTTGCTGCTACGACACGAAGCAGACAACGGCAATCACCAGACCTTCACAATCGTTGCACCTCGGCAAGACGCTGAGGGTTCTCAATGATTATTGAGCGATACATCACGAATGACGAAGAGGAAAAGGTATTCACCCGGTGGCGCAACGCCAACGGTGAAGTCGTTGAAGAACACCATGACTTCGCACCGTATTTCTATGTCATCAATGACGATGATGAGATCGAACGCTTGACTCGCCTCTATGCTTCTCGCTTCTTTGGCTTTAGCATAGGAGAGGAAACCGCCACATCACTACCAAGCAGGGAATACCCTGAAGGTCGTTCTTTGAGGCGTGTGTATGCTGGCAAGTCAAAGGATGTGCGAGCCATGCGTGAATTGGCTGGCGACACATGGGAGGCTGACATTCACTTCACCGATCGTTTTTGCATTGACAATTACGCAGCGGGTGAAATGCCCGATTGGTTTGACAATGTTGTCAGGGCCGGTGGCTTTGATATGGAATGGAACAAACAGGATGAAATCACCATGCTTGGCTTCACCACCGATGGTGAAGTCGCACGAACATGGACTTGGCATCCTACCTATGAAGGCGTTCTTAATCCACACCGTTCCGAGAAGGAAATGCTTGAGGCATTTGCACAGGCGTTTGAGGAATTGAACCCTGACTTGATTACAACATGGGCGGGGAATTTCGCTGATTGGCCGATGCTTTACAAACGATTCAAACACCACGGATTATCATTGGATTGGGCTTCACCATTATCATGTGCTTCACCACCAATGACTCACCTCCCAAGGACAGGGCATTACAAAGAAGGAACGCAAGTTATGCTTGGGCGAATGACCCTTGACTTAGCCGATCGAAACCATGGCTTTGAGCGTGTGTGGCGTGATGGAGGCAACGGTCAATTGGCTGACAGGCGACTCGGTGCGGTTGGGGAATTGTTGTTCCCTGACAATCCCGAATGGTGGAAAGTGGACATGAAAGGCATGACTCATCACGATATGTGGTTAGAGGACTTTGAGGCATTCTGTGCATACCACCGGGCTGACATTTTACTCACCGACAGAATTGATCGTGAATACCATGTCAGTCGCTTCTTCATGGCGTTGCAGCGTGTATGTGGCGTGTCATTCTCATCGGTCTTTACCGTCAGTCGTTTCGCAAGAGGACTACTGCGGAGGCGGGCTACATGGGCTTCACCCACAGGAACATATCACAAAGGAACAGACGGTGAATTGTCTGGTGGCTTTGTGGCTAAGCCAAAGGTGGGTCGTTTCCTCAATGTGGGGGTATTTGATTTCCGAGCCATGTATGCTGAGATTCAACGGGGCAACAACATCAGCCCTGAAACGATTCGCTATGTGGTTAGTGATGAAACACGGACATTGGGGAACGGTTCAATTTGGTATCAAGGTAAAATGGGTGTCCTCCCTCAATTGCAGATTGACCTTGCCGAAGCGAGGAATAATGCAAAGGCACAGATGAAGAAGCATCAGCCGGGTTCACAGGAATACGCTGGATTCAACACACTTCAATTGGCATTCAAACGGGCTGCTGCATCGGTATATGGCCTGATGGGCCATGTAGGTCATGGTGAAAGCCACATAGATGTAGCGTCAGCAATCACATTTGTTGGTCGCTCTTTGGTGAAACGATTGATGGAGATCTGTGATAGCATGGGCTACACCGCCTTGGCTGGACATACCGATAGCGCATACATTTCAATTGGTGATGCCAATGGTGATGAAATAGCCAAGCGTTTGACACAAATCATCCAAGACGAATTCAAGACGGATAGGTTCGTGGTTGAATTTGAGAAATTTATGAAGTCATGGGTTGCCGTGCCTGTCAAGAACCGCAATTTTGGATGGGTGGTCTGGCCGAAAGAAGGACTCCATGTAACGGGATTTGAATACAAAAAGAGCAACGCATCACGAATCACCAAGCGTGTTCAAGAAGAGGCGTTCATTTCATTGTGCAAGGATTTGTGCGGTCAAAATGAAATTGATGATATTGTTCACAACATCATCAAAGAAGTCCGTAGTGGTGTTGTTCCCAGAAAGCATTTGGTGATGAGAGCGAGGTTGGGTAAAGATCCCGAAAAATACGGACAACAGGGTGGATTTCAAGGCGCAGCCAAGAAATACAATACCACCGCTAAGACCAACACGAAATTCAAGAACGGTGATGGCGTTCCTCACATTTACACCAAGAGAGGAATTGAGGCGTTTAGGACAGATGAGGAATTGGACTCGCTTAACCCAGACTTCACCACAATTATCCAAAAGCAAGTGATTTCACCCGTTTCCCTCATATATGAGGCGATGGGATGGAGAGAACCTACTGCCGATGGGTCAAGACCCAAATCCCTATGGTGATACCTATGATTGAACACAAACCACCGAGAGCATACCCTGTGCCAAACCGAGAAGGACTATTTTCAACATACGCTTGGCATCCCGGCATGAAGGAGAATTACATCCTCCGCATGAGCAAATCATCCCTTGGCGATTCAACATTTTGCGCCCAACAGTATTTCATCAAGCGTGTGCTTGGTATCAAAGAACCACAAAACGATGCTATGCTGCGAGGAACAAATGTTCACGATGTGATTGAGAAATTCTATGACAATGTGGACATTGAATATGCTAAAGGTCTTGACGCTGATAAGGTGGATATGTATTTTCAAAATTGTATGCCTGATGCTACGGCTTTGAGCAAACCCCAAGAAGTATTCACACTTGATGAGGACTTGCATATCGATCGGTATCGTGAGGCTGAGGTTCAGCGATTTTTAACATCCGAACCCAACAATTTTTTGCCAACCGGGAATGAATTGGGTGTTGATACTGTCGTTGAATTGGAGGTTGATGGCAAGAAGCAATTGGTTCACTTCACGGGATTCATTGACAGGATTTTCACCAACCCTGACGGCACACTTCACATTCACGAATTGAAAACAGGTCTATGGAAAGACAAACCATACAAATACAATTCAATGCGAAAGGAAATGGCGTTCTATGTTTGGCTACTACGCAAGACAGATGATTCGGCACGAATCACCCATTGGGGTTGGGATCACACACGAGGACTTGAGGGTGAAACCGAGGACAGTCAAGTGTTCCGCTTTGCTGAGCCTGTCCGTGTCAAGGAAATCGGTGAAATGATTGCCGATATGCACAACCTGATTCGGATGCACAGAAAGTATCAAGGTGATGGTGAGGGGGCTATGTTCCCTCTCATCCACCCCGGTCGCCAATACTCCATTTGCGACCCATGGTGTTCAGTCAAGGAATTATGCCCCCGATACACACAACATTTAGAGGAATAAGGATGAGATACATTTCACTTTTCAGCGGTGTTGAAGCAGCCACGGTTGCATGGCACGACTTGGGTTGGGATCCTGTCGTGTTCGCTGAATTTGACGATTTTCCGTCAATGGTGCTAAAGCACCACTATCCCAATGTGAAAAATGTAGGAGATGTGATGAAACATGAATGGAAACAATACAAAGGAAAAGCCGACCTCATTGTCGGAGGATCGCCCTGCCAATCGTTCTCGGTTGCGGGAACACGACTCGGAATGGATGACCCTCGTGGTAACTTGGCCCTCCACTACTTACGAATTGTCAGGGAGGTTCAACCGAAGTGGTTCGTCTTTGAAAATGTCCCGGGTCTTTTGTCATCAAACGGAGGGGAGGATTTTGCCATCTTCCTCGGAGAAGTGGCGAAATGCGGGTATGGGTTCGCCTACCGAATTCTTGACGCTCAACACTTTGGAGTCCCCCAAAGACGCAGAAGAGTCTTTGTTGTCGGATGTGCTGATGGAGATTGGCGAAGTGCAGCAGCAGTATTATTTGAGCGAGAAAGCCTGTCAGGGAATACTGAAAAGAGCGAAGAAGCGTGGCAAGACTCTCCCCTCTTTACTCAAACAGGCGTTAGTGAAACAAAGCGAAACGATAACTCAAGAAGAAGAGTAGGTTTTGTCATTGATTCTGTCAATTCAAACGCTATGAAAAGCGGAAATCCAAATTCGGGTTGTCGTGAAACGGATGTTGCACCGACTCTTGACACATTTCCTCCTTCCCCTGCAAAAAACCAAGGAGGTTTGGCTATCATTGACAAAGGAATAATTCATTGTGAAAATGTTGGCCCGACCATTGGGGCAAGTGGCCCACCTTATTCAAGAACAGGAAACGAGAGGGTTGAACACGAAGCGTTGGTTGTTCAAAAAACGACAATCCCAATCCATGCCAAAACCGTTTCACATTCGGGCGGTGGTGATCGAGGCAAGACAGGAAAAAACCCAGATAACGGAGTCCAAAACGGATTCGGTGTCGGCAAAGAAACAGACCCAATGAACACACTTGATACCTCATGCAATCATGCGGTCTTTCAATCCTCAGCGGGTTTGGTGTCCAAGGGTAATGGTGAAGCGTGGGAAATACCTGAACGCCACATGGCTCTCACGAGCGGTGGGGGTCAAGCGGGTCAAGGCTACGCTGCCGTTAGGCAAAATGCCGTAGTGCGAAGAATGACACCGATTGAATGTGAACGCCTTCAAGGATTTCCTGATAACTACACACAAATACCATGGAAAGGCAAACCAGCCCATCAATGCCCTGATACTCCCCGCTACAAAGCCATGGGGAACAGTATGGCGGTTCCCGTAATGAAGTGGATAGGAATGGGTATTGATGCCGTTGATTCAATACGGAATACTGTTGAGCGTGAAAAGTCAAAGACGACAGAACAAAAGAAATTGTGGTGATTTGTGATGAAATACGAATTGGTTCATGGGGATTGTCTTGAAGTCCTCAGTAAAATGGAGGATGCAAGTGTGGATGCCATCATCACCGACCCACCATACGGTCTGTCTTTCATGGCAAAGCGTTGGGATTATGATGTTCCTTCTGTTGAAATATGGCGAGAATGCCTACGGGTGTTGAAGCCCGGTGGACACATACTGTCATTTGCTGGTTCACGCACATACCATCGCATAGCCAGCGGTATTGAGGATGCGGGTTTTGAAATCCGTGATCAGATAATGTGGATTTACGGTTCAGGTTTCCCTAAATCGCATAACATCAGCAAAGCGATAGACAAAGCAGCGGGTGTGGAACGAGAAGTCATAGGTCAAAATAAAAATGCAAGGGGAACAAGGTCGGATAAATACAACACAGGGCGAGGTTTTGGTGTTAATCCACATTTGACCGCATCTAAAACGCCCGAAGCGCAACAATGGGATGGTTGGGGTTCAGCCCTCAAACCCGCCCATGAGCCTATCGTTCTCGCCCGTAATCCCCTCATCGGCACTATCGCTGAGAATGTGCTTGAGCATGGCACGGGCGCATTGAACATTGATGCCACCAGAATACCCTACAACGGTGAGGACTTTGAACGCCATCAAAAGGCATCCCAACGACCAGCAAAGGAACATGAAAAAGCAGTATGGCAAGACACAGGACACAAAGAGAGAATTGATGTGTTTTCACCAAATGGTCGTTTCCCTGCAAATGTTATTCACGATGGGTCGGATGAAGTCGTGAATCTATTCTCCCATGATTCAGCACGATTCTTCTATTGCCCCAAAGCAAGCAAGCAAGAGAAAGAAGCAGGGCTTGATTCATTTGAAGCCAAGAAGGTGAATACAACCGATTCACAAAGCCGAACATGGAATGACAGATGTGGTTCATGTGGCAAGAAATTCATTGGTTCACCACAAACGATTTGCTCTTGTGATAGCCCAATAACAGATAAGTCTGTTTTCAAATTGAAAAACCATCATCCTACGGTCAAACCCGTGGACTTAATGAAATACCTATGCCGACTCATCACCCCTCCAAATGGGGTGGTTCTTGACCCATTCATGGGTTCAGGCACGACAGGTATAGCAGCAACCACAGAAGGCTTCAATTTCATTGGCATAGAGCGTGAAGAGGACTACATCGATCTCGCTCGCCATCGGATTTCCCATTGGGTTGAGGAAAAAGAAGAACAGGTTCGTGAACAACGAAAACAGAAATTGTTGTGGTGATTTGTGATGAGTCATGTGTTCCGTCATTTTCCTCGTGAGGTGGATATGCGGAAACGCAAAGTGGTGCATAGCATGGATGAATTGCAGCGGTATGTCAAAGCCACCAATGGTGCTGACAATTTGACAACCACAGTCTATGGGTTCAGGGAATTGAAAGGAACGGGCAAGCGAGGGGAATACACCACCGCTATCGTTCCACACTTTGTCATGGACTTTGACTATGAGCGGGCAAAAATCAACAATGTCAGCGATGAAGAAGCGGGCAACCAATGTTTGAGAGAAGTGTCTATGGTTCATCACCATTTGCTGAGCAACGAAATCAAACACGCCATGTGGTTCACGGGCGGTGGCATTCACATTTGGGTCAATTTAGACAAAACCTACTATCCTGATGGCAGGGGTATGTCCGACCTTATGACGGCTGGTCGGAGAATCGTTGAAGGATGGGTGAAAGAATGGTCGCTTAGAACCCTTGACCCCGTAGTATCGTTTAGACCAGATCGGCACATTCGCATTCCCAACACCTACAATTTCAAGCGTGGATTGTGGGGTTTCCCTATCACGACTGAGGACTTTGACCTCAAGTGGACTGACATAATCAAGCGAGCCATGAACCCAAGCGGGGGAATGGTGTGTTATGGCACAAACGGCATGGCTTTGCACATTGAGGAACGAGATCCCGACAAACCGTTTGAAGCCCAAGAGGTTGAAGTGGACATGAAGAAGGTCGGCAACATCAATGTGTTGCCATGCTTAGCAGCATCCTCGTGCAAGGTTGGTGATAACCCACCACACGAAGCGAGAGTTATGCTCATGCTATTCCTCCAAGACCGTTTCAGGTCTTTTGCCCGACCCCCTGAGTCCTCAAATGTTTCAAATGACAGTATCATTGAGAGCGTGTGTTCGTTCATTGAGGACTTGAAATGGTCGGATTACAACGAGGAAACAACACACAAATATGTTTCAATTGGAGTCAGTAGGTATTACAAAACACCATCATGTCGCACCCTTTATGACAAAGGGTATTGCATTGGTCGGTGTCCATTTTATGACAAAAGCGGAGGCGTTTGAATGAGCGATGAAATTGAAAAAATACGAAAAAAGAAATTGGAGGCTTTGCGAGCAAAGGCAAGCAAGGTGGAGAAGGATGTTGATGAATTGAAAGCCATGCAAAAGGAATTCACATGGGCTGATTTTGGCTATGATGAACCTGAATGGGCGTTTCGTGAAAGCGAAGAAATGCCCGGTGCATTTGATGTGTGTCAAAACCGTCAAACCGTGGCTCTCACAGGCGATGCTAAATGGGCTATGCTGGTTACCGATCTTCTCAACCGTGCAAGACTTGAAGAATTGACATTGACGAAGGAGGTGAAAGAAAGTGCCGACTAAAACCTGTAAAGAATGCAACCAGACGACAAATGTCGCACATCCCTTGACCGGGATTTGCTATCGCTGCTACGACAGAAAAAAGCGAGGGGAAAAGAAATGACCGTTCTCTTCATTGACTATCGTGAACGCTCAGGACTTGAGAAGGGCGTGATGAAGCATTGTGAAAAAGAAGGCATTGAGTATCAAATGCAAGAAAACCTCATCACCGACTACTGCTATGGAAATTTGGGTATTGAAGCGAAGTCCATCCAAGACTACTTTCAATCCCTGCATAGCGGTCATTTGAGGAATCAATTGGACAACCTTGACGATAACTTTGAACGGGTTGCGTTGGTTATCCATGGAACGGTGGACAAATATGTCGCTTCTTTGCGTAAAAGAGGCAACAGACGAGCCTCCTACGCTCAAATGGAGGCACGATTCATTGGTTCATTGGCTCGCTTTGATGTTGATTATGATCTCACAATCATGCACTTTCCTACTGCATCCGCAGCAGCGAGGTGGATTGTCAAGCGTTGTCAAAAAGACGGCACAATCGGTTCAAATACAACCTTGAGAACCCTCCGTAAAACAACCTCCGAGGATGTGCGTATTGACGGACTCCGAGGTTTGGGATGTAGTGTGAAAATGGCAAAAGACCTCTTGGAACACTTTGGTTCAATCGTTGAATTGTCTGGTGCTACCATCAGCGAATTAACACAAATAGAGGGCATCGGTCAAAAGAGGGCTGCATCGATCATGAAAGCCTTGACGAGCGAAGAACCTGTGATAAAGGAAACAAAGCGAAAAGGTTCAGCATGAATTAAATAGGCGATAGGGTTCGGAGAATAATACAGGGGTTGGTCTATATGAACACAATAGGTGAGGTGAAGTCCACCACGAGAAAATGGTCTGACTACATGGTTGTCAATTCACAGAACGAAGGTTCTCGTTTCATCCGTGGCTATATTGAGCGGTTCAATACTGTGTCCTTCTTCAACGAATTCGCTGGCTTGCTATCATTCTTCTTTGTGTCAGGACAGGTGTGTGCGCCCTTCATGCGTATTCCCATCCACGGCACATTCATTGACAGTCGTGTCCATGTTTATTGGATTCAACAGTCAAGGACAGGTAAATCAATTGCTTGGGAATTCACCGACAGGTTGCTTGAAGCATTCGGTATTGAAAGCGAAACATTCACCGCTGGTTCGGATGCTAAATTGATAGGAACGATTGAGTCCACCCCTGTGATGGATGATGATGGTCGCCCAACGGGTGAAATGAATCACATGGTTATACCGGGTTTGCTCAACGGCTACAAAACCCTACTCTTTGACGAGGCGAGCGTATT